TCCAGAATGCGTATGTGACATGGAACGCCATGTCGACGATCGAGAACGCCTTTGAGATCCATCAGGGCGTCTCCTGTTCGATGGAGAACCTGACGTGTGTCGGTGGGACCTACAGCTGGCTGAACCAGGCGTTCCGGCAGACGGACAGTCTCGGCTGCTGGGAGGACAACTGTTACGCCTACTACCCGGTGGAGACGAGTAGTGGCCAGGGGTATGGGCACACGTTCTACGGAGCCACCTACTGCACCATCAGGAACGGCAAGGCGGCTGGGTGTCGGCACTCCTATCTCCACTACGACGGTTGCGCGGGGAACCTCGTGGACTCGTGCAAGTCGTGGGACGCGTGCATCTCGGACTACGACTTCCACGGGGCTGACTGTTGCGACAACCAGGTGGCCAACGCTTTGGCTGTTGGTGGCGATTCCTACCCCACGGGCGACAGTGGTGTCATCAAGTGTGCGTTCAAGATCGGGAACGAGAACCACATCGTTGGAGACCGGTACAACCGGTTCACCAACTGCTGGTCCGTCAACAACACCTACAACACCAGTGCGAATGGTGTTCAGGTGGTGGCGCAGTCCAACGACAACGTGTTCGAGAATGTCCACGTTCAGAACTACGAGAACGGGATGTGCCTGGTGGACAACTCCGACGACACCACTATCATCACCTCCAACACGATCTTCAAGGATTGCACCTTCGAGGACTGCGCCAACCCGAGCAACATCGATGGGGGGACGTCAGCGACGGTTGAGGGGGTGGCGATCATCCGCTGCACCTTTACCCGGGCCACTGAGGCTCTGACGATCAACAACGCGAGCGGGGTGCAGATCCTGCAGAACGTGTGGATCGCCCCAAACCAGGGGTCGGGGATTTACGCCATCAACTGCGACAACGTCGCAGGGATGGACATCAAGCAGAACGAGATCTCGGGGAGCCAGAGAGGCTTCAAGCTCACGAGCTGCACCAGCACCCGGGTGAGTCAGAACATCGCCCACAACTTGGTGAACAGCACCCTGTTGTACGACGGCGGTGGCAACACTGGCCTGTACTTCAACAACAATGACGTCTGGGGCTACACCCCGGTCCGGTACAACAGCGGGACCCCCTCGTCCGGTGGGCTGATCCAGCTCGGGACCACGTACTGGGATGACACTCCGTCGAACCACGGGTACATCGAGTGGAACGCCAATCCCAAGACGGTGAGCAACACGTCGAGGGAGCCTGCGGCGGAGACGGTGTATCTCATGAAGATCGTCTCCGTGACAGGCGGCTCCATCGGTCATGTGATCGTGGACGTGGGGCAGGCGGCGAGCGGTAGCCCCAGTCTGTCGGGCACCTATGTGGGGGTGTATGACGACACCGGGACGCTGCTCAGCGGCTCCAGCGATCTGTCCAGCTCCTTCTCCAGCACCGGGATCAAGAGCCTGGCCCTGACCAGTTCGGTGACCCTCTCGGGTGGCCGTTCGTACTGGGTGAGTTTCTTGGTGGCGACCCAGGCGGGGACGCCCTTGGAGCTGGCCGGGTACGCCACGACAGGTCCGGTGAATGCGGGTCTGAGCGATGCGACCCTCAACTTTGCGACCAACGGGACTACCGCCACCACGTTGCCGAGCAGCGTGACCCTGTCGTCGAACACTGCAGCCACGATGGGCTTCTGGATGGCCCTGGCCACCTGAGATGGCGGGGTATGGCGTCAGCGCCTACGCCGACTTTCCGTATGGTGGCGGCGCGACTTCTGGTGGAGCATCCTTCCAGACGGTCTACCTGGAGGCCCCCTTCGGGTGGCAGCCGTGGGACATCGTACGGGTCTATCAGGTGTCCTTTTGGGATGTGGAGACCATCGGTGGTGTGAGTGCCATGGTGGCGAACTGCATCTCGTCGAGTCAGTGGCAGAAGGTATGGCTACCGTTGGCCTCTGTTGAGGCGTCGGGGTGAGGACGGGTGGCGGATTATCTGCGGTCGTGTCCCTACTGTCAGTCCTGGCCTGTCGGCAACGCAGGCCACGCCTGTGCTGGCCTGGTTGCAGCCAAGGAGCGGGACCAGTTCCATGCTGATCTGGAGGAGACCAAGCAACTGGTCCGGTGGGACACCGGGCAGGAGTTTCGCCATCTCGTGAGAGAGATGGAGCGCCGGGACTGGATTCGGCGTCGTATGGGGTGGGTGGATTGAAAAGGTTCCGGCGACCCTGTGTTGAGTGTGGCGTGCTTTCCAATGGGACCCGGTGTCCTCGGCATCACAGGGTGTATACGCAGCGGGCGTATGGTGGTGCCTGGGCCGAACTGAGCAAGCAACGTCGAGAAGAGGTGGGATTCTGCCAGTGTCCAGGGTGCAGTTTGCACCTGGGGACCTGTGGATCAACCGAAAACCTGTCCTTGGACCACGACATTCCGGTGGCGTGGGGTGGGACAGCAGCGATGGGTACGACCGTCTTGTGCCAGCGATGCAATACGGCCAAGCGCGATCGTATCTAGGGGGTAAGACCATGCCGGGACCGGTCCCGAAGCGAAGCACCGAGCGTCGCAGGCGCAACAAGCCTGAGACGCCCATCCTCAAGGCAGAGGGGGCAGAGAAGGTCGAGTGGCCTCCTGCCAGCACCGAGTGGCACCCGATTGCCCGGGAGATGTACCTGTCGCTCCAGGTGAGCGGACAGAGTCGGTTCTACGAGCCGAGCGATGTTCAGTTCGCTGTGTACGCAGCTGAGATCACCAGTCGATCTCTTGGTGCGAGACTGAATGGGAACGTGATCGGGGTGGTGATCGACCTGTGGAGCGCTCTGCTGACCACTGAGGCGGATCGGCGCAGGCTGCGGATCGAGCTGGAGCGCAAGGCGCCTGAGGCCCCTCCGTCGGTGCTGATTCTCGACAAGTACCGTAGCGCCATCACATGATGGCCACTGCCCCGATGGGGGTCAGGTCATTCCCAGACGTTGTCCCCCCCGAGGATCGGACTCTCGGCTGGGAGGTGTTGCAGTGGTGCGCCAACTACCTCAAGCAGCCTGACGGCCCCAACGCTGGGGACCCTTGGGAGTTCACGGTCGAGCAGGCCAAGATCATTCTTCGGTGGTACGCCATCGACAACGATGGAAGGTTCCTCTACCGCCGTGGTGTGATCCGACGGATGAAGGGGTGGGGCAAGTCACCCTTCTGCGCCGCCTTGTCAGCGGTGGAGCTGTGTGGCCCGTGTCGCTTCGGTGGCTGGGATCAACACGGCAAGCCGATAGTCATCAAGCACAGCGCTCCCTGGATTCAGATTGCAGCTGTCAGCCAGGAGCAGACGAAGAACACCACCACGGTGTTTCCGGGCTTGTTCACGGACAAGGCGCTGCAGGAATACGACATCGATCTGGGCAAGTTCATCATCTACGCCCATCACGGGGCCGGACGTATCGAAGCGGTGACCTCTTCGGTCCGGCCTCTTGAAGGTGGCAGGCCCAGCCTGGTCGTGGCTGATGAGACGGCCCACTGGGTTCCGAGTGGGGATGGACCGGCCATGATGGCGGCCATCCAGAGGAACCTCGGTAAGTCGCGGGACCAGGGTGCCCGCGTCATCGAGATCACCAACGCTCACCTCGTGGATGAGCAGTCTGTCGCCGAGCTGACCTATGAGGCATGGCGCAAGAGCGATGGCGGGATCAGCGATGTCTACTACGACGCTCTGGAAGCCCCGGCCATCCTCGATCCCGCCGGTCAGCATGTGCCACTGGCGGAGTGGACGGACAGCCAGATCAAGGATGCCTTGATCTCTGCCCGAGCGGACTCGACATGGTTGGATGTCAGTCGACTGCTGGCGGAGATTCGAGACCCCTCCACCTCGGAGTCCCTGGCCCGACGGTTCTATCTGAATCAGGTCTGGGCCGGGGTTAACGAGGAGTGGCTGCCGGTGGGCAGCTGGGCGGCCGTAGAGCGCACGGGGCCAGTCCCTCCGGGCGCTGACGTGATCCTTGGTGTAGACGGAAGCTTCAACGATGACAGCACCGGGGTGGTGGTTGCCAGCTGTGGTGAGACGCCACACATCGATGTGGTGGGGGTGTGGGAGCCCGACCCCACGAGTGAGGAGCTGCGGACGGTCCCCATCGATGAGGTGGAGAAGAAAATCCGCGATGCGTGTCGTACGTGGCGGGTGAGGGAGATCGTCTTCGACCCCTACCGCTGGGCGCGAACCATGCAGGCTTTGCTGGCAGAGGGGCTGCCGGTGGTTGAGTACCCACAGAGCCCTGAGAGAATGGTCACAGCCTGTCAGCGGTTCCAGACCGCGGTGGTGAACGGGACCCTGACCCATTCGGGGAACCTGGCCCTGGCCCGACATGTCGGCAACGCGGTGGTCCGAGAGAACTCCCGCGGGAAGCGCATCGTCAAGGAGACCAAGTGGTCTCCACGCAAGATCGACCTTGCCGTGGCGGCTGTCATGGCGCATGACCGGGCTGCGGGGAGGCCGAGCGTTGGGGCTGGGTGGCTGAGCTACATGCGCCAGCAGCTCTCCCGGCAGGAGATGGCTCCGGTCAGGACTGGGGAGTACACCGGGGTGACGGTGACGGCCAGCGGTGAGCTGACGATCAAGGACGTGGCGCCCGTGACGTCGACAAGGGCGTCAACCTGCAAGCACCGCTGGATGCGTGAGGCATGGGGCTCCTACTGCCTGTTGTGCCAGGAACGGCGGGAGGTCTGATGTCCAAGCTGTTCACCCGCCGACCCATCGTTGACCCGGCCGCCAACGAGCGCGCCATGCGCAAGGCGATTGACGCTGTCACAGGTGCTCTCCTGATGGAGGACACCATCAACAAGTCGTCTGCAGCCACGATGGCGCGGATGAGCAGCCCCAGGGTGCCTGGCTCCTGGTCCAACACAGGTGGGCCGAGTGTCAACCTGCTCAACCGGGTGGCGGGGAACCTCGCTTCGGCGTTTGGTCGGCCCTCTGCCGAGGTTGAGCAGGCCATGACCCAGCAGGGGTTGACCTGGGGGCCACCCTTCCCTCCCGGCCGTCCGCTTGACCCCTTCTTCGGGATCGGTCGTCCAGCACGTCTGTGGGACTACGCAGTCGGTGAGAACGTCCAGATCGTGCCCCGGTGGGGACGGATCTCCTACAAGACGATTCGGTCTTTGTGGGAGAGCTACGACGTCGCGCAGATTTGCACGACCCACCTCATCAACGACGTCATCTCGCTGGACTACCACTTCGAGGCCGGGATTGGCATCCGAGAGGATGTGTCGGAGGACGTGACCAAGGCTCGGCAGTTCCTGGATGCCCCGGACAAGGAAGCCCCTTTCCGTGAGTGGCTGTTCAAGCTGCTGATGGGTGTGGTGGTGTTCGATGCTGGGTGTCTCTACATCCGGCGCAACGAGGCGGGTGATCCCATCGCCCTTGAGGTGGTGGATGGGGCCACGATTCTCAAGCTGATCGACTACTACGGTCGCACCCCGTCCGACCCGGACAACAAGCTGATCCCCGAGGGTATGTGGGAAGGGTCTGAGGTTCCCGCCTATGTGCAGATCATTGAGGGGATGAGCTGGGATTGGTTGTTCAAGGACGACCTGATCTACCAGCCGTGGCACCCTCAGCCCAACAGTCAGTACGGGCGGTGCGCGCTGGAGGCGGTGCTTCTCACCGCGAACACCGACATCAGGTTCCAGTGGCACTTCCTCAACTACTTCACCCGAGGCTCGATCCCCCAGGGGTTCATGGAAGCTCCGCCGGACCTGAGTGATCCTGCTGCGATCGCCAAGTGGAACGCGGACTGGGACGCCCTGATGCTGGGGGACCAGGCTCGTCTGCGGCAGATCACCTGGGTTCCTGCGGGCAGCAAGTACACCCCGGTCGGGCCGGGCAGTGAGAAGTTCGATCCCGAGTTCCCGCTGTACTTGATGCGACGTGTGTGTGCGGCTTTCGGTGTGACTCCCGCTGATTTGGGATTTACCGAGTGCTATTCCGCGGACACGGAAGTCCTCACGGACGAAGGGTGGAGGACTTACGACCAGCTTGAGGTCGGGGTTACCCGGGTTGCGGACTACAACCCCGAGACGGGCGGTATCGAGTACCACCCCATCACCCACAAGTACGCCGAGAACTACGAAGGGGACATGGTCCACTTCAAGACCCGGTCGGTGGACACCCTGGTCACCCCTGGCCACCGGATGTGGGCATCTAGTGCTGGTAGCGGCTGGCGTGAGTGGCGCGCGGACCAATTGGAAACTAGCGGGGAGTTTTGGTTCCTACAGCCTGATGTTCTCGATGTCAGCGTCCCGGAGCCGCGGGTGGCAGTGGACTGTCCAACCTCAAGATTGGGCAAGGAGCATGTGTCCCGTGTCCCCTACAACGGGACGGTGTGGTGTGTTGAGGTCCCCCACCACCTCTTTGTAACGCGCAGAAATGGCGCCGTTGCAATACAGGGAAATACCGTGAACAAGGCCACCAGCGAGACGCAGGTGGATGTCCAGTTCCGGGTAGGCACACTACCGTTGGTCCGATACGTCGAAGACGTCATCAACATGTTCCTGACTCAGCACCTGAAGCTGAAGGTCAGGATTCGCTTCGACACGGGACGTGAGATCGAGGATCGTCTGGCCACGGCTCAGGCGGAGACGCTCTACATCGATCACGGTGTACTGAGCCCGGATGAGCCTCGTGCCAGGATGGGGTATCCCGTGAGCCTGATGCGACCCACGCCTCGCTACGTGAACAACACCCGTCAGGGTCCCATCCCACTGTTGGCGGTGGAGTCGATGTCCGGTGACACGGACGTGGAGACCTTCGCCCCCACCAAGGACGCGAAGCTCATCGATCACCCGTTCGTGCCGCTTCCGGGCGTGCTGCCCACCCCGGGCAGTCAGGATGCCAAGGACGCGGACAACAGCACTGCAGCGATGGGCGCGAACATGGTGGCTGCGGCAGGCGGGAAGAAGCTCCCGTACCCAGACAAGACGCTGGTCCCGGCGACGTCCACGCATCCGCCTCAGCGGCCGATGAGCAAGCCGCCTGTCAAGCCAACGCCTGTGAAGAAGGCCCAGCTGGATGCAGCGGGGATCGCGGTGGTGGCCCGGGAGTCTGGCCGAGTGCTTCTCATCCAGCGCGACAACGATGACCCAGACAAGTCGGCATCCAGCCGCTGGGAGCTGCCGGGTGGAAGGATTGAGCCGGGGGAGGATGCCTGGGAGGCTGCTCAGCGCGAGTGGCAGGAGGAGACAGCCAACAAGCTGCCTCCGGGGCATGTGGTGAGCACGTGGTCCAAGAAGAACTACCGGGCCTTCGTGTACCTCACCAACAGCGAGGCGTCCGTCAACCTGAACCCGCATCGTTCGGAGATGGAGGTTCTTGATCCCGACCACCCCTCGGCGAAGAAGACGGAGGTCATGGCCTGGTGGAACCCGGATGACGCTCGGGATGGGGGCAAGGCGCTTCGTCGCGAGCTGCGCAAGTTCGACTGGAGCCTCATCGACGACTGTGTCAAGGAGATGACCGGCGGTATCACCGCTGCGTCTGGTATGACCGGTGTCGACCTCCGCGGGAGGGACGACGACGACGAGGACGACGAGGATGAGGATGCCAAGAAGGAACTTCTCGACATCACCCTTCGTCGGTG